TACTGTAACTTTGTCAAACCAATCTTCTGTTTCTCTTAAAGTGTGAACTTTAGCTGCATTAGCAATATCTGAAAGTGTTTTTGCTGTTTCTTTTAAATCACCAGATTTGTAAATAGATTTACCTAAATTACCAAACTCTTGAATTTTTGATAGAATTTGTTCTGAACTAATTTTAGGTTCACTTTCAGTTGTTCCATATTTTTCTTTAACTAAATTTGTTAAAGACATAGTGTTATGAAACGCTGGTCTAGAAACAACTCCACCTGCTAATGTAAGTGTGTGTTCTTTTAATAATTTTTTTAGTTTTAATTTTGACATATTTTTTCCTCTTTAATAAATATAAAGTTTTTAAATTTTCCTATAAATAAGTATTCATACCGGTATGTTTTTTAAAGAACTTTTGTAATTGGTCTCCGTAAACTCTTTTTTCTACGGCTTTAACTTTTTTATTACCCATTCTAACTTGTGCAAATTCCATATCGTATAAATCTAATGATGTTAGTCTTATTGTTACTAAATTTATACCTTTTGCATTTCTACCGATTTTAAATAATAATTCTTTTCTTTTTTTATCAATTGTTAGTGGTTTAGCACCTGTCATCGCCATAAATCTTTTACCACCTAAATGGTTCAATGTGTCTTTTGCTTGTGAAGTAGTCATTTCATTTACTTTTTCTGGGTTGTAAGATGCTAATCTAAGTTGTTTTCCAAATTTTTTCCACAAATTCATCATAAATATGTATAATTGTTTTTCGTTCATCTTGTCAACTCTATCTCTTGCTTTTTGTGATGCTTTCTTGTATACTGCTTGAAATAATTTTGCTGTCATTACATCAACGGTTTTACCAGCAATTTTACCATATGAATAATCATCTGCCATTTTCATAATTTTATCCACACCTTTACCTTCATTTACCTTTCTGATTCTTGATTTACCTTTTTCTGGGTCGTAATCAAAGTTAGGTTCTTTTGGAAACCTTTCTCCGTTTTTAATTTTGTCTTGTCTGACTGCAAAAACTGATTCTTTTTTATTTAAAATTCTTGCAATTAAATCACCTTTGTATCTAGTTCCGGTGTTTCTATATGCTTTACTAATATAGTTATAAGATTTGGCTACTGCGTTTTTTGCAGTTCTTTGATTAAATCCAAGACCTTGTAAGTATTTAATGATTTGGTCTTTTTCTTTTTTAGATTCATTTACTGATTCAACCGGATTTAATAAATAATTAGTTGCTTTTTCTAAATAATTCTGTGATAAAGTAATTTTGTCTGACCACCAACTTGGTAATGAATCTTCTTTGTTCATTCCGTTTAATTTGTTTAGTAGTTTATTTGAATCATCAACCATAATCATTACTTTTCTTTTTGATGATGCGACATCTGTGTGTCCGTCTTCGTTTACTGCTTCTTTAATATCTTTTTTTCCGGTTAATGTATAACCCAATACTTCTGCATTTTCTAATCTTTCTTTTTCAAATTTTTTCTTTTCTGTTTTGGTTAAAAATTCATCAGAACCAAATCCTTCTTCTTTTAATTCTTTATCTTCTTCTCCGGTTCCACCAGGTGATTTTAATTTATAATTAGGGTCAACTGCAGACATTGTGTATCCACAACTTTCAACATAATCCTCAACCATTGTTCTGATTTTTTCACGAAGTTCTTGTTCTACTTTTTTAGGAAGTCCTTTGTGTTTTGTAGATGCGAAATCTTCAACATCTTTCTTTTTCATATCGTCTGCCGCGTCTTGTGCTTTTTTAGAAAATTTAGACGCTGGTTGGTCTCCTTTTTGTATTGCTCTAACAATACCCATAAATTTTTGTTGTTGTTTTGATTGAGCAGGCATTATTCGTTTGCTCCTTGAACTATTTTTTTACCTCTTTTTCCACCGGATTTATATTCTATATCTTTCAATATATCAGGTAAACTATCTCTTAATTGAAATCCACCTTCATCATTTAATAATTTTTTAATATCTTGTAATAATCTAAATCCACCAAAGTCTCCAATCAATCTATTACCAATTTTCTTTCCTTTGGTATCACGAAATACATCTGATACTTTTTGGTTGTTAAATTTATCAAATTGATTGTATGCTCTTAGAACTTGTCTCCATTTTGGAAACAATACTGAACCTAATCTTTTTGGAACACTATAATCAACTCTATCTGGTTCATTAAAGTTTTTAGGATTTTTTAATGCTCTTTCTAATTTTTTAATTAAAAATGAAACCGGTTCTCTAATGAAAGGTGGTTTCCAATGTCCTAAATTCCAAATTGGTGTAATGTCTTCTCTATCATCAAAGTCAATACCAACAATATCTATTTTACTAACTAATTTTAAAAATTCTCTCATTGATTTAATTAATGGAACGGCGTGATATTGTAGATTGATGTATCCGTATATTGTAGATTTGGCTTTTCTTACTGGTGGTTTCAATACCGAAACCATATTTTCGTTTAGTTGATTTTGTTGGTGTTTTTTCATTACACTATCTAGTGTAGGTAATGGTTCACCAAACTTTCTTTCCCAAACCTTTCCTTCTTTTAATATAGTTTTTAATTTAATCATTTTATAAAAATCCTAATAGGTTATCTAAATCTCTTAATGCTCTACGATTACCTTTCATTGCAGCTAATATAGCCATTGAGTATCGTCTTCTTTGACTTGAAGAACCAGCATCTAATACATCTAATAAATCATCTGCTTCAATACCATACTTCGTTACAAATTTGTGAATATCATTTATTTTCCTACCAAGTATTTTTGCTAACTTTTCAGTATCTTGGTCTGGTCTTTGTTCACTTAAAATTCTTCTTTTATAATTGATTTTAATTTAATCATTTTCTTCTTCGTCCGTATTTATTAAATCTATCTCTTACATCATAAAACAATTGTGATAATACATTTCTTTTAGAAAAACTTGCATCTTGAAGTTTTCCAGATTTAATACTTCTAACCAAATCAAATTTATCGTATTTACCAGTTTTCATATCTGATGTAAAAATACTAACAGCTCGTTGTTGAGCTTTTCCTATTTCTTTTGATGCTTTATTTACTGCATTGATTGAAAGTTTTTGAGCTTCTGGATTTGAATATCCAGGACCAGTATCAGTAATACCGGTAAATTTTTCATTTATGTGTTGTTTTGCAATGTTTTGAACATCTAAACCAAATTCTATTACTTTTTTCTTATAAGATAATTGAAGTTCGTTGGCTGATTTTTTCATACCTTCTTTATTTAAAAGTTTAACAAGTTTTTTAATTTCATTTTTTAAATAACCAATATGAAATTGTATATTACGAACTGATGATTTAAAAGCTTGTTTATCTCTTGGACTCATTTGTTCTGATAAATCGTTTGAAATATCACGAAATTTGTTAAACTTTTCGTATATTGCTCTTAATTGTGTGTCTTTTGTTCTTGGCACTACATACTCCTTTTTGGTTTATTTAAGAAACTTCTAATTACACCAATAGTTATTGTAATTCTTTGTAATATATCGTCAAAAGCTTGTTCATCTTTTCTTTTTGCTACTTTTTCTAAATCAAATGCTGATTGTCTTAAACCTTTTGCCATTAATTGAAGTTTTCTATCACCGAAAACATTAATACCGGCTCTTTTTGAAAGAGCTCCTTGTTCATCAATATCTTCTCGTGGGTCAAAGTCACTTAAATCATATGGTTCTTCTGGTTCATCCTCTTTTACACTATGTTTTTCCATTACGCTTGAAAATGTTGGTAATGGTTCACCAAACTTTCTTTCCCAAACTTGAACTTCATTTAGTAAGTCAAGTGATTTTTTCAAGTATACTTCTGATATTTTTTTAATATCAATACCGACATTAATACCTTTTTCATCATAAGCATCTTGATAGTAAAAATCGTCTATATCGTCATCATCCATTTCTTTTCCGTCAGCGTCAAACATTTTTCCATCTTTTATTTTAACACCATTTAATTCATATTCACCTTTTATCTTTCTAACATCATCTGCGAATTGTTGTGGGCCTGATGATTTGATTTTTCCATCTTTAATTTTAGTTCCTACTTCTACATCTTTACCGCTTAAAGCTTTAATTATATCGTTTCTAACTTCATTTTCTTTTTCTTTAAAAGCATCTAATTCTTTTTTGTATTCAGCATCTGGTTTGTAATCTCCTGATTTATCTATTGAAGTTGGTGGGTCTAACTTATCTATTTTATCTATTAATTCTGGATAATCTCCAGTAAAGTTTAATACTTGTTTAACCAACCCACTATGTTGATATGGATTTAGTCCACTTTGCAAACCTTTTACTAATGTATCTTTTGTCCCTTGCATTCCACCTGGGCCACTTCTGTCAGGCACCTTCTTTGGTTCTGATTTTGGTTTATCTTTTTTAAATAAACTAGCACCTTTAACTTTTTCTGGTTTATCACTAGTTTTTTTATCTAATGGTTCTGCTCTTCCACCTTTGATGGCTTTGTCCATTGAATCTTTAGATTTGTAAACTACGGTTCTACCAGTTTCTTTTGATTTGGCTTTGAATTCTTGTTCTGTGATTAGTGTTTTTAATTTTAACATAATTTTTCCTCTAATAATATCTTATAAAATCTATTGCTTTTTGTGATAAAATACTTCTACAATCATTAACGACATCAGCTGCATAACTATCTACATATTTATCAAGAGCCATTGATTTATCTTTATCTGACTCCTTTAAATAATAACTATATTTTTCATACAATCTTGATGAACGCTGTGATATTTCACTAGCGGCTTTAAATTGATTACTATCAAGTTTGTCTGATGCATTTTCTCCGTATTCTTTTTGTATGATTTTGATGTATTTTTTCATTGTTGGACTTTTTAAATCCATAACTTCTTTCATCATTTTATCAAGATGTTTTACGGTTTTGTTAACCATTGCTTTAATCTTTTTTGGGTCGTTTTTCATTTTTTTAACCAAATCAGAATATCTTTGTTTTTGTTGTTTTGCAAATTCTTTATGGTCAGTAAATCTACTTGCACCATATCTAGCAGCTTGTCTAAGTTCTGCTTTTCTTTGAGCTCTCATAAACTCACCACCTTTTTTCATATCAATATGATAATATTCTAATCCAGGAATATCTTGAATTGCGTTTAAACTTCTGTATCCAAATACATCTAGTCCAACCATTTGTTTTGAATAACTATCTACTTCACCTGCTGTTCCAATCTCTGCTCTATAACTTGAACCAGTGTATAAAGCTTTTCCGTCTTTTAATACTGCAACAAGTCTTCCTTTTGTAAGACCTACATATACTCTACCACTACTATAATAACCTTGTCTTACTTTACTTGGTAGATATTCTACATTTTTACCAGCAACTGCAATAACTAAACCTTTTTTCTTTGGTGTTCTTAATTTTTCAATATGATAATCTTCTATTTTATCCCACTCAACTCCGTATCTTTTTGCTGTTTGTGAAAAGAAGTCTCTATTCAGACCACCATACCCACTTGCTAAATTTCTTAAAACATCACTTTTAAATGCTTCAGTCAACATCATTGACTTTTTGACATTTTGAATTTCTTCTTTGATTATTTGTCTTAATTGTGATTTAGTTATTTTCATTTCTTTATCCTTTTGCTTTCATCATTTGTTTATGTGTTGCCCAATTTTGTAATACTGCTTGGAAAAATCCTCTCCTATTGGTTTGAAACATATAATAAACTTTACCAAGTCCATATTCATCTATTAATCTTTGTAATGCTTTTTTTTCATCACTTTTTTTAATAGTTTTCATCATATCAGAATACATTTCTCTTGGTGATTCCATTTCTAACATCATCATATCTTTATAAACTGACATTTATTTCTCCGTAATGATGTCTTGTATTAATTGTTCTGTTCTGCACCAAATACCACAATCTGGTCTTTGTTCGTATTGTTGAGTTTTATCAACTGATTCATTCATTGGTGATAAAAATGCTCCGTGAGTTGAAGGATTTGATACAAAGTCAAATGCAATTAACTCAAAGTCTGGTTGAACTTCTTGAGCTCCACTCTCACCTATTGTTTCTACTGAACCTAATCCTCTTGAACTAATACCTAGTTTGATACCTGATTTAAATAATTCTTTTAAAATGTTTCCACTTGGTGTCCCCAATACTTCTACGGTACCGACTAAATCATTTCCGTTAAAATGCATTTCCATAACATTGTGTGATGCATTCTGTAAGTTTACTACTGAAGAATCTGGGTGGTCTAATTCACCAAGTGCTCTTTTTTGTTGAATAAAGTTTTCTGTATATTTTTTTGCTTCTCTCATCAACAAGTCTTTTGGATATACTCTACCATTTTGATTTTTAGCATCAGCTCTTTGTAATACACCTTTAACAATTAACTTTCCGTCATTTGTTGACATAGACTCAGTTATTTGTTGTGGTGTAATCTCAAATGGAATATAATCTACTATTAATTGTTTCATTATTTTACCTTTTTCTTTAGTCCTAACATAGTTCTCATAAATTTTGTTACATTAGAACGATATTCTTTTTTTAATTCTGTGGATAATTTTTTATTTACTTTATCCTTATTTAAAACTTTATCAAGTTCATACATTGCTTTACGAAACTCAGCTTCTTTTTTTTGTAGTTTTCTTACTACTCTGGAAGCTTTAGCTTTATCAGCAACGCTCTCCGACAAGTTCATTATTTTAAATTTCCTACTTTTCCTGCTAGTTTTACTAACTTTTCTGAAATATTTTTTAATGCTTTATGTGTAGTTTTCCAATAATCTCTTGAATCTACTTGTAATTCATTTTTTAATTTTAAATTCATATTAATTGTTTTATTTAATTCGTTTAATGAATTACGAACTTCACGAATAGATTTACCAATTTTTTGTTTTGGTGTTAAAGATTCGTCATTTCTCCAATCGTGATAACGACCTTCACCTAACATTTGTTTGTTTTTAAAAATTTGCATAAGTTTTACCATTGCTTTTTCGGCTTTTAGAAGTGTTTCATAATGTTTATTGTAATCCTTTTTTCTAAGTTCTTTATCACCAATATAAGTTGCTTTTGAAAAGTCTTTTTTTAGATTACCAATACCTTTTACGAGATTTCTTAATGCGTTGACTTCTTGTTTGGTAACTTCATTTACTTTTGTAAATCCTGTTGAGTTTGTTGAGATATCGTCTTCTTTCTTTTTATCTTGTGCTCTTTTTTTCTTTGATTGAAAAGCGTAAGGTGTTTGTGGTGGCCCTTCTCCTCCGTCTAAATTACCAGTCATTGAAGCTTCACCGATTTGTTCTTTTTTCCAACCACCTCCGGCCGCTTTGTATTGTTTTGCTGCCCAAGCATTTGCATAAGCACTTGGATATACATCAAACTTTTTCTTTGCTTGTGATTTATAATAAGACCACTTTGATGGATTTGTTGGTGTGTTTTTTTCTAAGAATAAGTTAAGTTTTTCTTCTAATGATACTTCTTCTTCCACCATTTCAATGATGAGTTTTTTTAGATTATTTAACGCTTGTGACATCTTTTAATTCCTTTATAAGTTCATAGTATCTCATTAAAGAAATAACTTGATTATCTTTAACGACTGACTTAGTTGTAAAGTTTTTAGCTTGATTAATAGCTTCAGTTAATTTAATTTTTACCACTTTATCATTTACTTTTCTGGATAGTGATTTTAACTCGTTTACAACCTTTGTGATTTCTTCATTTATGAACTTACCAAAAGAATTAGAATTAGATATATTGTTAATGTATTCTCTTAGAAGTGATTTTTGTGATTCTGATAAATTGGTATATTTTTTGTTGAATTTATCAACCAAAATTTGATATGATAATAATTGAGTATCTCTTTCTTCTTTTCTCAATGTTTCCACCAATGAACTTGGTTTTTGTTTTTTTGGTTTAGAAGTGATACTTTCTAAAATAGTGTATTTTGTATCAATAATTTGTTTTGGATTAAAATCTATTTTTGTTGTTTCTACTAAAAACAATTTGTAAATAGACGCTAATGTTTTGTAATTAGATACTCTTGTGTTAAAGAAATCTTTAGCTGAAAAAGTTTCTGATATTTCTTTAATTAAATTGTATTTTTCTACTTTTAATTCTTTATTACTAATTCTTTGTCTTGTTTTAATAACAGCTTCTAGTAATTTTTCTGCTCTTGCTTCTTCTTGATAAGAATTGGTTAAAAGAATATCATATAGTTCTTTCTCTTTACCTAATGCAGTGTTTTCATTAAAGTATTTTTTTAATAAACTTACTGATTTTGATTCTTTATTATTTAAAATGTCAGCTGTTACCTGTCTTGTCAAAATTTCAAATAATAAACCTGTATTCTTTATCTTAGAATGTTTTATTTTTTGGGACATATTTATTCCTTAACTCCTATTTTTATAAACACCAATCCTTATTGATATACTCTATCAATTATAAATATAATGTAAGTAAATAATTAATCAATTTAATTGTCATTTAAAGACGAAGAAACTTCATTTTTATATTCGTTATCAACATCTTCGGCTTCATTGATTATTTTCTTATCAACTTTTGATTTTAATTTGTCTAAACCTAATGATTCTCTATATGCTTTGCCGTATCTTGGACTAGAACTATGAAGTTTTTTTCTTTCGTGATTACCTAGTGGGTCACGACCTCTTGCACTTCCGTCTTTTCCGTAATGTGGCATCTCTTTAGGTCTTCCAGCACCTTCCCAACCGCCTTCAGGAGAACCACCTTCTTCACCGATTTCTTCAGTTCCGGTTCTACTTGCTAGTTCTTCTTCTGATTGTTGTTGTTCTTCTTCTGCAGCTTGTTTAGGGTCATTACCTTCTGTTTTAATTGACTCGTATCTAAATTCTGTTATTTTGTCTTCTACGATTTTTTCTTCAAAAGATTTAATTTCGTCATCAGAAAATCCAAAAATTTGTTTGTAAGCCCACTCTTTAGGTGTTACTGAATTTTCTGCAGTTAAATCATTGAACGCTGTTATTCGTTGTCCTAACAATTCTAACTTTTCTTGTTCATAGATTTTAGATGGATTTGTCAATTCTAAATCAAAGTTTACTAAGTCTTGGTCTGTATATCCTTGTGAATATAAATGAACAATACCAATCTTAGTTAATTCACTAACCATAATTCTTTGTATTCTTTCTACGGTTCTAGCAAATCTAACATCTTCTGCCGCTAGTGTTGCTTTTGATTCACCAGCTTTTTCAGCATATCCATAATAAGGCTGTGGTATTTTCAATGATGCTAATAATTTGTTTCTTAAATATTCAATATCGTCTGTTGTTTGATATTCTAAACCACTAAGGTTTTCTATTCTTGTTCCACTATCTCCACCACGAACAGGTAAGAAGAAGTCTTCTGTGATGTTTTGGATATTGTATTTTAAATTGTATTGTCCGTTTTCGTCAATAACCGGAGCTTTCTTCATTTTACCAACTATTTTTTGCATATATTGGTCAACTTCTGCTGGTGGAATATTACCTATGTCAATGTTGAATATTCTTTTTTCTGGTGCTCTCATAATTCTATGAATTAACATAGCATCTTCCATAAGTGATAATTGTTTCCACACTTTTCTACCACCCTCTAACATTGAACGACCATAAGGTAAGAAGTTTGAATCGGAAATCATTCTAAAGTGAGCTATTTCATAGTTTTCAAACTCTGTTTTTGCTCCTTGTTGTGTTTGTCTCACATCTCCACTTTCCAATACAAACTTTGTATAATAAGGATTTTCTGGGTCTTCACCCTCTACTCTTTGAACATCATAACTTGATAATGGTTCTACATTTGTAATACCATATTTTTCATTAATGTCAAGTTTTAAAAAGAAGTCTCCGTATTTACACAAGTTTCTTGTCCACGGGTATAAATTAAACTCAATGTTTAAAATATCGTAATATAAATTGTGTAAAACATCGTGTATTTGATTGTTGTCTGATTTAATACTTAGTATTTTTCCGTATTCTGATTTTAAAGTTGTTTCGTCTGCGTAGATATCAAGTGCTGAAGAAATTAGTGGGTCTGAATCCATTGCTTCGTAATCTCTAAATAATCCCATACGCATTGTTTTTTGATACAAAGATTGATTGTATCCACTCATTCCACTAGGACTTTTGTATAGACGAGAAAATCTATCAACTAAATCCTTACCAGCAATACTTTGAACTTGTGCTGTATCTGCTATTTTTAATTGTCTACCACCAACATTTCTCACAATTACATTTGTTGAGAATAGTCGTTGTAATCTACTGAATAAATCTCTATCGGCCATTTTTTACCTCTTATTTAATTAACCAAGTTAAATCTTCTTTTTCCCCTTTAACATCCATTTCCCAAGAATCATTTTTCTGAACTTCAGAAGTATAAATTCCTGGATTTTGTCCGATACCTTGTATTGCTCGTTTAGAAAGTTCTATACCTTCACTTCTTAACCTTAACGCAGTATCACGAACCCAAAGGGCTATTGCAAAAGACATCACAAGGTCATCATTGTATCCTTGCATTGCTTCTGCTCTGTTTCCATTATAAATAAATACAAACAACTCATCAATTAGTCTTTGAGAATGAACCACAACTGATTCTTCTCTAAACATTTCCTCTAAC